GAGAAAAGTATGAAGTTCAGCAGGAAAATGATGTGTTATTCTTTGTAGAAGAAACTGCCATGGCACATTCGGTGTATCTTTCTAGCATGAACAAGAAGAAGAGCAGTTTGCATTATGAGACTGCCACAAAGCGTGTTGTCACTTTAAATAAGTTGATTCTTGATATTCACGTAACCCTAAAAGAAACACCCATCAGAGTCAAACCTTTTGGATTGTTGATTTATGGCGATACAGGAGTTAGTAAATCCACCTTAGTCACAATTTTTAACCAGCAAATATGTTTTGCCAACAAATTCAAGTGTGACAAGAATTCTGTAGTGTACATGAATGGTGATGACGCATATCAGTCTGAATATCGCACATTTCACATCACTTTTGTGTTCGATGACATGGCTAATACAATGCCCGAAAGAACCGTAGACAATCCTTTGATGAAACTCATTCAGTTTTTGAATAATATGCATATTCATGCCCTTAGTCCAGAAGCGGACAAAAAGGGCAAAATGCAAGTTTTACCGAAAATTGGGTTTGTTACTACCAATAAAGAGGATCTCAATGCCAAGTATTATTCCGTGTGTCCTGGCTCAGTTCTCAGGCGTTTTGAGTACAAGATTTCTGTGAGCTTGAAAAGCGAATTCGTGGATCCTTCTACGGGTATGCCATTCAGTGACCTAGCAACTTCTTCTTGTCCAGATATGTGGAGGCTGACGGTATCGCACATTAAGATCGTGCGGATGGGAAAGGGAATTCCTGACATGATGCGAGAAATCATTGATTTAGAAAATGTCGGAGTCTATCAAGTAAATGAGTTTTTGAAGGTACAATCAGTTGAGCACTTTCGAGTGCAAGAGAATCTCGTGGCGACTCAAACCAAGATTTATGAAGCTAAGAAATGTGGTCTGCATGGATATGTTGAAAAAGATTGTCCTATTTGTAATGGCACTTTCACCCCTGAAGAAAAGTACATGTTTTTACCGCCTGTTGAAACGTTGTCAAAGGAAGCAGCAGAACACTTTGTGGAACAAGATCCTGAAGCGTATGGTGAAGAAAACGCTTTCATCACAGACAATTTGAAGAAACAAGCCTCCTTTGCTTCCATTAAGGGTTCCTTTTCACGTTTTAAGGCGTCGTACGTGTAGCTCACCATGGATTTGGAAGGTGTTGTGACAGATGAAGGATTTGTTCCAGAAGAGATTGTCAACGAATTCGATCCAGAAGTAGCAGATGTGACCAAACTCACTCCTCGTGAAAGAGCAAGAGAATTGTGTCAACAAATCATTGGCGATTTTGAACGTTACAAGCCTGACAAGAGTCTGACTACAGCTGCTGGAGTGTTGGCAAGCCTGACTGCCTTTTATTTCATTAGCAAGAAGGTTTGGGATTTAACGCACCGGTTGGAAAAACAAGATGAAAGAATGAAGTTTGAACCCTACAAAGCATCAGAACAACAAAATATGTGGAAACGTCCTGTAGTCACCGATACTCAGTACGTAGAGGCTTCCAAAACCACGACTTTTGAAAATTTCGAGAACAAGTTGTGGAAAAACCTTGCCAGATTTAAGTTTCATGTCACCGATACAGAAACTTCCACGGTGTTGGGAATACCAGTGGGTGGAAATGATTGGCTGCTTCCTCGTCATGCTCTCCCTCCTTTGGGAGAAGAATGGCTTGTCGAGGTTTCAATGGAACGCGGACATGGAGCAGTTGGCTACAAGCGTTTCAAGGAATATGTGACTCGAGACCACTGGTGTGGCCTTCACAATGACACTTCACATGAAGAATATCAGGTTGCGGATCTTGCTGTTTTGCGCATGACCAATACTGGTAGTGTTAAGGATTTCACTAGTTTTATCCAACATGAAATCGCTCTTCCCACCATTAGAGCTCCACTGAATTCAAAGCTTTTCTATCGTGATAAAGATTTGGTTGAGCATAAGTGGCCATGTGGCGCACACTTGATTGAAG